TTAGCTCACTTTCTGTCCAATAATTACAGCACGATAAGTACCTGCGGCAATATTGGTTGCAGAGTTGATTTTAATAACGATATTGCTTGACGAATAAGTAACAGAGGCAAATACTTCCTCTCCCGTTGCCACTTCACGCACCGAGCAGATAACGTCCGCATTGTTTAGCGTGTTACTAATCGTCCAAGTGCAAATACCACTAGATGCCGTAAGCGCAGGGTTTGTTTCCGCCAAAGTGATACTGTAAGAGGCAATGGCGTTCTGCACAAATGCCGTGGTTGCGATTTGAGTGGTATTGGTTCCTGCCGCCGCAGTAGGTGCTTTCGGAGTTCCGGTTAAAGTCGGACTTGCGGTATTTGCTTTCTTGTTTAAGTTGGTAATAGTGGCATAAGTGGCCGCCGCATCTGTTTGTAACAGGTATGGACTTAAATCAATTGTCTCGCCTAATTTGTCCCAGGTGGTTCCGTCCCACGCATAGTTTGCGCCATTTTCTTCAACGTTATAGACATCGCCTACAACTTGTCCGCTAGTCGGCAAGTTCGCATAGGTAGCCACACTCCCTTTATATTTGTAAACGCTTGATACTTTATTGTCGATTTCCGTTTTGGTATATGCGTCCGTAATGCCATAACCTGCAATCGTGGTCGGCTTGTTTTGCAGGTCTGCAAAGTTACCGGACGTGGCCACACTAGGCAAATCACTCGTCTTGGTATAGTTGGTTAAATTATTTACTTCTTTGGTAATAAAACCGCTATCGTTCGTAACCTCGGATGTCTTGGTAGGAACGGTAATATTGGCAGTTTTATTGGCACTAGCGTTTGCCGTAAAAGTCTGCACATTTACACCATTCTTTTGGATGGTTAATGTGGCATTGTTTACAACAGGCAATTCGTCTTTTTTTGCTAGTTGCTTCCAAGCTGTCCCGTCATAAAACTTGGGGGCTTTTACACCGGATGCGCTGTCATAGTAGATTTTGCCTTCTTTTCCGGTGGGTTCTGCCGCTAAATTCTGCAAGACGACGTTTTGGATTTCGTTGTTGTTTAAGTTTAAGTCAATTAATACGTTCTTTTCAGCCATGGTAATTTCTCCTAGTTTAGATATGCTTTTCCTTTGAAAGTTCCGTTAAACCGGACTATCAGTTGATTTCTATCGATGTAGGTTATGTGTCCAACCACTACCGTGTTGGCACTATCTACAACCGTTACGCTCGGGTATTTATCAAGATCATGGTCAATTACCCATGTGTCCGATGCTTCTCCCTGTTCATAAACAAATGCAAGTTTTAACTCTTCGCTTGTTTTGTTGCCCGTCAGAATAACTCCATTGATAGAGGGTTTGTTTATAAAATCCTCATAGTTGTCCGATAGCAACCGCAGAGTGATTGAAATAGGATAATTGTCCGGCATCGGCAAAATAATCTCTTGCTCTTCCTGAGTGAATACTTCTTTGGTAATCGCAAAAGGGATTGTGTTGGTTACAGTTTGTAACCGACCGGAGCTATCTTCCAATCGCAACATCCCGTTTAGATTTCCTACAGGGAATTGCCTGGTTATTTCGTGCGGAATAACTACTTTGAGAGTTTTGGATGTAATATCCGCAAACTCCTGCACAAAACTGCCCAACCTAAATGTGGCCTTAAACCCTGTAAGAGAGGTTGTCGTGTCCAAACAGATGGTTAGGAAATTATTTCCGTTAAAGTCGGTGTCATCACCCTTAAAAAGTTTTATTCTTTCCATGCTTCATATACTCCTTGCTTGGGGCTATACAACACTTCCCGTTTTGTTCCAACCCCAAAGTGCACAATTTGGCCCAGTCCACGTTTTTCCAGGATGAGCTGTCCAAATGGGTAGCCACTCCGAACTATCGCTTTTAAGGCCGATTTTGCGCCTTTTTTCGTTGGTACAAAGTCAACTGCCTCAATCTTTAAATGCTGTGAGGTTTTACTGCCCCCAAGAGCTGTATTTAACTCCTCACTCCGGACCGCAGAGGTAATGACCAAAGGAGACCCGATAATTGAACGCAATGCTTCCAAATGCCATGCAAGTTGGTCCAATTTCTCTAGGTTTTCTTTGGCTAGTAACTCCACACTAGACCGATATTCCAAGTAATTCGTCTTGGTTAACTCCGCAAAAGTGAAGTGCGGTGTGATAAATGTGTTGTCCATTTTATTTTCCCTCCAAACTATCAAGTCGGCGATGCGCGGATTTTGTGCTTTCCTCTACCCGAGTCATACGCTCTTGCAAGTGGTTGTACTTGTCTTGTTTTGTCTCAAGGCGTGCTATGTCCTTGCGAATAGCTTTAAGTTCTCCGTAAAAAACACCACAGCCGAACACCATGCCGAGAATTTTCCATATGATATTGATGTCTAGTCCGTTCATTACTCTTCTCCACCCTGTACAGGGATTTTCTCACGTAAATTGGCGATAAGATTCTCAATTTCCGTAATTTTATCTATCGCAAATTGGTCTCCCAATAAAGCACACCGGATATTTCGGTCCGTAATCTGCGCTTCTAGGGTACGGATTTGTTCTTGCGGAGTGGGTTCGGGTCTTTGCGGAGCATATCCTTTGAGATACCAAGCCCCATTGTATGCCTGTTCCACATCCATTTTCGTCATGCCGATGGATTTGTAAAATTGCTCATCCGTACCAAGGCCGACATCTACGGTTTTTGTTTCTTGATTTGTAATAACTGCGTACTTTTTTGTCATACTGTTGCTCCTTTGATCGGAATAAATAGATACTGATTGATGGATTGTGCTCCACCTGTCGCCGCATAGGTATCTCCAATGGCTACTGGTACGAGTACAGAATCGCCACCACCGTCGTTGTCGTCATAACCACCCATCATAAACGAACGGCCACAAATCGTAAAATATCCTTGCGTATTGTAAGTTCGGATGGAAAGCAATACATATCCATGCATATCTGCTGTATAGGTTTGTCCCCAAGTCCTGCCAACAGCACGTGAATAATCCGGTGCGAATGGATTGCTAGAATTCACTAGAGAGACAATGTTATCTTGTCCGGTTTGGTTGATATTGCTCAAGTCCGGTTTAATAAAATGTGCTTCGCCCTGCTCTGCTAGGTTGGAAAGAGCTGTATTTGCACCGACCAGTTCCAAGTTTGCGGCTATAGTTTTAATAGCATTGAGCAGTTGCTCTGCATCTGCGCTATCCGGTGTAAGTCCTGCCGCATGGATAATTGCCATACAGGAAGAAACAAGCTGATTCCACTCACTAGCAGAAACTCTTGTCTGCGTGATAGGCAAATCCCGTCCATCCATTTTGTCACTTGATAGATTCATTTCGTTCTCCTATACGGCATAAAAAACAGTTGATACGGTTTCGAAAGCATCCTGGCCTCCGGTGTCATAGCAAAGTTGAGTCCCTGCGGCCACAGGAAGAACAGAGCCGTAAAACTTTGTGTTGCCATTGATATCATCTCCGGCTTGCCATATCACTCGACCACTTGTAAGAATTCGATAGCCGTTTCTATAAGGACCTGTTACGAGTACCGCAAGATATCCGTTTGAGGGAGCGGTCCATACGTCTTGTCCTGATAATGGAATTCCGACAGCTACACCATTGGTATAATTTGGGAATATCCAACTAGCGGCAGTTTGTTTGGCAGATGCCGTAATGTTGCTTAAATCCGGATGGGCAAAATGGCCTTCGCCTAACTCGGTTAAATTGGCAAGATTAGTATTGGCTCCAACGATTTCCAAACTCGCCGCTATCATTTTAAATGCATTTAGGAACTGCTCAGGGTCCGAGCCATCCGGTGTTAATCCTGCGGCATATATAAATGCCATGCAAGAGGCGACCAGTTGGTTCCACTCGCTTGAGGATATCCGTTTGGCTGTTACTGGCAAATCCTGTCCGTCTATTTTGTTTGGGGTTAAGTCCATATTATTTCACTCCCAGTTGAATCGGTAAATCATAAACAAACTCGTAAAACTCTGCCTGAGGTTTGTTGTTGTTATCACTCATGTCCTGCAAAGTGTAAGACATTTGTTTCTTGGCAAAGTTGTAGTTAATACCGACGATTTTGCATGCTCGGTAATAGGTTTGTTGACATTCGTACTTGTTCAAATCGCTTGCGTTATTATCTGCTGTTTGCGGATAAGAGCGTTTGAGATTCACAATATCCCCGAGTTCCAATGCTAGGTTTAACTTGGCGGTCACTTGCAGTTGGTTGCGTAGGTTGGAATAAATGGCTAACAACTGTGGCCCGATAGCTTGTGCTAATTCGGGGTTATCAAAGTTGAGAATTTCCGGTTTATCAATCTCCTTATTTACAATTCCATACCTATCTATCGGTGTAGGACGTTCTCCTTCGTTGGCATAAAACTCTAACGGTGTTTCCGCAAAGATTAGTGTCAACTTGGTAAAGAAGTCCGATAAGTCTTTTTTAATACTGTCCACTTGCACAAGTTCGGTATGGTCCAATGTGTAAATGGGCTCCGAGCTTTGCACGCGTGGCCGGAAAAAGAAGATACCATTGCGGTTAACTCCAAACTCATAACCGCTAATAAGTGCGAAATTTTGTAGTGCTTCCAGGATCGTAACGCCTGTCAGATTTACGAGCTGTAAGAGTAACGTGTTGTTTAAGAAATACGCACTTTGAAAGGTTATGCTAAACCCTGCGGCAGGGGCCGATCCGACTTCTAACACATACCGCAAATATCGTTCGGTCCGTCCTATTTGTGCTCCGCTTTCATAAACAGTTCCGCCATCAAAAACCGTACCATCATCAGAAAAATAAACCTTTAATCTGCTATTGCCACTTCCTTCCGTTTGGATGTTAACTGCACCCCAAACTGCTGATGGACTGTCAGTTTTATCAATAGTTCCTGTCAAAATCCCAGGATTGTACATATCCGGTCCGATTGCGTTGCCGTTCTCATCTAACATGCGCCAAACCTGATTAAGATTACTCCATCTTTGACGGACACTACTAAACAGGTAATCGTGCGTAGGTGCAATGTTCAAGTTGATAACCGCCGCTTGACCACCGTTTATGAAGAATGTCCATTGCGAGCCAAGTTTGCGTATTTTAACGTGGAAGGATACGTTACTTGGGTAGGAATAGGTCGTACCCCACAAGTCGTATGCCCATCTTCCACCTGCGATATAGTCAATGTAAAACCCGACTGTACCGCCATTGTTGGATCTACCTAGATAGATACGCACTCCATTCGAGAAAGACGAACCATTCCAACCGTTGCCGATGAAGTAAAAAGCATGCGTGCCTCCGGATGCAGTTCCATAATCTATGCCATCTACATATAGGTCAAACTCCGTTTCAAAGTTCGTAGGAAAAAGGTTAGCACGTGCAATGCGGCTCTCGTTTTGAGAGATAGAATTGTGCCATACGCCATCACGCGTGTTAAACCAGTTAAACTTATAGGTATCTCCGTCTTTGTAATAACCGATTCCCATGAGCACTTGGATATCTGCAATATAGTTTCGGACAGCGGTACGCCATACCACGTTGCGTATTTGTGCGGTTTCGTTCTCATATCCGGCAATGGCGGCCAGTCCCGTTATTACTTGCTCAATGGTTAATCCTGTGTACCATTTGTAATAATCCGCACTTACCACATTGAGGTTCAGAGCATTGTTTGTGATAGTAACATAGGCAGGTTGCCCAAGTACGTTTAGGTTGCTTACTGCGTAGTCTGCGCCCTCAAAAACCTTCGTGCCGTTTACGTATACGGCCCATATGCCACCGACTCCCGTTCCGCTTGTCCGATAGACCGCGTGGTTGTCCGAGTCCCTGTGGCTATAGGTCAAAGTTTCGCTTGTTATGTTGATAGCGAAGTCTTTAGCTTCCATGTCCTTTAAGAGTTCTAGCGGACTCACGAGTTTAATATCTACCTGATGCAGTTCCGGTTTGTACGTCGGTAAATCTTTAATTGCACCTGTAAAAAGTGCTGTCCGGTCGCTTTGACTAATGCCATAATAAAGCACCATGCGAGAGCCATAGAGTTGGTATCCTTCCGGAAAGTAACTGTGCGGAGTGCCTTCCACAAAACGATTGTTCTTATCCGATAAAGTGAGAGTGATATTGTTGGCGTTGTACTGCGCCACTTCGTTCACATCCAAGGTCATTGATAACGTGTTGGGCTTGATAACCATCAGCGTGACATCAATTGGCGTATCTTCCACCACATATTTGTTTGTCTGCTCGTCCCATTTGCTACGATAAAGTAAGACGAACGGTTTAAGTGGTCTCAAATCGTTTCCCTGTTGCAGTTTTAATAATTCGTTCGGCAAATTTATCATAGTTCCCGCGCCTCTAGCTCCAAAGCATATAACTCCGTTTTGCGGTTGACTTCGTACTCAACCTTCGGTTCCAAATAGCACTCATACACCGCTGTAAAATCAAAATCTTTGTACGGGATAATCGTCAGTTCGTTGGTTTCCTTGATTTCTTTGGTTAACGTCTCAAATTGTTCCTTTGGTAGGTTAGAAATCTTAATTTTACTCTGCCATTTGGCATAATCTCCGTAGTACACAATATCGCCTGATAAAGTGCGGTAACTGCCGGAGTTAGCATCCACCTTAAAAGAGCTGTCCGTTTCCGCACATAAATCGCACAAATACTTATAAAGTCCCAATCTGCCAATGGTAACCACACTCGGGTTTTGTTCGGCAGGGATAGTAAGCCGGATAGAGCATGCAGAAACAGGCATGGGGTCTTTTATGAGGATAGTAGTATCGGTATTGCCGGATAGTGTAAACCATGGGTAATACTGTCCTTCTTTCTCATACTCTAGTGTTGCGTTGACGATATTAGTATCTTCAATCAATAGAGTATCGATACTACGGTTGATATAATTGCCGTATTTGTCCGTAAGATAAAATTTCAGTACCCGAGGCAAACTCGATAACTCCAAATTCTTAAAAGATACCTCGTTTACTTGCTCATCTAGGGCATACTTGGCATAATTCTGCGATAAAAAGATGTAAGGTTCCCGAATCATATGGAATATCCTCCCTGTTTGTTGCCCGTTTTAACGGCAATATTGGCATACTGCAATGCTTCCGTCATGCCATTACGCGTGGCTTCCGTAAGTTCCGCCAAAAATGCAGGTAATCCGCCCGTAGCGTTTACATTTAGGTTTATGGTCACGTTAGTATCCGCACCCTGTGTAGTATTGCCGATAGCGTCACCAATTTTGGATAGTGTTTTGGTATCGTTGAGCGGTAATACTGCCTCATCCGAACCGCCCTCACCGATAATGGCCGGAACACCACCTGTGGTTGCTTTTACAAGTCCACCTTCCGCCATCTTTATGCCACCAATCTCCGCTATTCTTTCTGCACCATAAGCGGTAATAGCGGCGGCGGCAGCTATACCTAACGCAGGACCGATGTAAGGGATATGTGCCATGGCTTGATAGGCGGCAATAGCACCCTGTGCAGTATCAATGGTAGCTTGTGCGATACCTGCCGCTTTACCGACTGCTACTAACTCTTTACTTTTGGAGTTTTGTAGTTGGGCCATAGCGTTTAAGCCCTTTTGAAAGTCCTGTACTTTTTGGCTTTGTAAAAACTTTTCTACCTCATACACTGCTTTATTACTTTCTTGGATGCGCTGATCCAAAGCAAGGCGGTTGGTTAAATACTCCTCGTCTAAAATTTGTTTCTCAACATTAAATTCCTCTAATTGCGTCAGTGCGTTTTCATATGCTTCCTGTCCTGCTTCCGTTTGGCGGTCTTGTGCGTTGCGAGCATCTTCCAATTGTTTCTCTAATGCTTGACGTTTAATCTCCGTTAACTGTTCCTGCAAAATGCGTTCTTGTTCCAACTGGTCGTCGGCAGATGCTAACCCTTGTAAGTCCATCGTGCTGATGTTGGCTTGGAACTTTATACTGCGTTCCTTTGAGGACTGCAGAGCATTTTGACGGTAAGTTTCTACCTGTTTTTTAACCTCATCCGTTATTTGTTTTTCGGTTTTGAGTTGCGACTCCGCACTTATCTTTTGTTGGTATGCTTGTTTGACTTTTTCTTGTTGCGCTTCCAACTGTATGCGGTCCTCTTTGGCTTTCTTGGCCTCTAGATACCATTGTTCTTCAATGGCTTTATTCTCGGCCTTAAGCTCCTCTATCCTGGCTTGGCGTTTGGCATTGGCCTCATCGATATATTTTTTGTTTACGTCACCTGATATCTTTCCATACTCCGCATACAGCATGATGGCTCGCTCATTTTCTTTGTTGATTTGCTTTTGGAGTTTGGCTATCTCATCCATGTTTTTTTGATATCGCTTTTGGCTTTCCGGTTGATTGAACAGGGTAGTCAAGCCATCCACAAACTCGCGTGCATACTGGACGAGTTTTAACATAAGCGGAGCCAGTTCTCTGCCAAGCAGTTCCTTGAAATCACCCCATTCTTGCTTTAATGCCTCAGTTTTAGTGATAGTGTCGTTCATAGAAGCCTGAGCCGCCGCACCGAACTTCTCATTTATCTGCCGCAGAACTTCGTTGAACTTATCGCCTTTTTTCGCACCATCGTCGAGAACTATTCCGTATCTGCTCAGAGATGCCGTAGAACCTGCCGCCGCCTTAGCGATCTGCAGGAGCGCACTCTCGAAATCCATATTCACACCCTGCGATAAAGCATATGCGGATTTAATTGCCTTTTCTGCCTCCTTACCTACGATTCCGTAGTTGGCCATAAGCCGCTGTGCATTAAGGAATGCTTCATCGGCTATTCCGGTAGCAGACTGCATTTCGGTCGCAAATCGCTGGGCTTGTTTAATGGCTTCCTGTGAGGTTATACCGACTGCTTTCAAACTGGCAGACAGAGTATTTACCGCACGTGCATTTTGGGCATACGCATTAACCGAGGATTTGGCAAACTCCCACGCATTTTTAAGCAAAGCAAGACCTGCCTTAATACCTCCGGCAATAGCCGCCCATTTAAGGACGAACTTATCTGCCATAGAGGTATTAGCATCTCCGGTTTTAGCGGTTGCATCTTGCACTTCCCCGAGTTCTTTCTTGGCTTGTACGATGCCTTTGTTATCAAACTCGGAGCCGATTTTTAGTGTTGCTTTATCGTCTGCCATGCGCTTTCCTTTTAATCTTGAACCCTAGATGTTTAAGGGTGTCTAAACTTTCCTTGCCAGTAAGTATCGTTGCATTACCTTTCTGCCTGTTTCGCTCGGTTTCTTTGGCCCGAACATACTCCAAGACATAGGCATTTATTTGCGTGAGTGTTAAGTCCTCTATCTTCTTTCCAAAGTTTTCGAGTATTATTTTGGCGATGTAGCCAAACCCTGCATTAGTCTTGGCATTGACTGCACCGCCTTCGTAAAATTTGCGAGTATACGCTCCACATCATTTACGCAATAGACCGCTAGGATTAAATCGGCGAATTCTGCCAACGTAATCTTGTCTGCGTCTATTTGCCCGTCCGGTACACAAAAGCGCAACACAACGGGCAATTTGGCGAGAAGTACGCGGTTAAAAAGCGTGATGTCCGTACCAATCAAGCGCAGGAGTTCTTGTATGTTGCCTAGTGCCGCAAATAACTCCAATGCTTCTGCCAATTTAAAAGCTTTGATAGTTACCTGTTTGCCCTGTATGGTTAGAGTTGCCTCTTTGCGTTTAAGGGCATCGGTAATATCCAAGTTCTTCTTAGATTTCGTGAACAAAAAGCCCATACTATTGCGGATCCTCATCCGTTACGCTCATAAACTCCACGTTGGACCCATTGGTGGGGCAATTTACCACAGACGCTTCCAACGTGATGGTTTGTTGGTCCGTTCTGCTCATGTTCAACTCGCCATTAGGGATAAAGGCCACCTTGGGGAAGTGAAACGTGCGGACTTGTTGCTTACCGCTTGAGTTCACTACACCTTTGGTCTTAATCCAAATCTGATGGTATTCTTCCGGAACGAGCGTTACTTTGTTTTCATTATCAATGGTCAGCCCTAATACTTTCGCAAGGTTATCTTTGGTAATTTCGGCTAACGGGATAGATAGCGTGTACCCTGCCGAGGTTGCGATTTTACGAATGGGCAATAAGGACTGGTCCACCACCACATCAGTTTTTTCCACAGCGGCGGTTAAGGTCACTCCACCGTTGGTTGCGCCTAACGAGGTAGCGGTTTGTTCGGTTGCGGATAAGTCACCTACTAAAACGTCGGTCACTCCGCTAATAATTGTGTTTTTGCATTCTACGGTCATACGTTCTCCTTTGTGAATTTAAAATCAAAAGCGACTACACTATTGATGGCTTGCTCATTTTCAAGCGGAAAGTTATTACTCACTTGTGCGTTTACGGCATGACACTCGGTAATAATAATCCCCGAAAACAAAGCCGCCGAGTTAAAGTAATCGTCGTACTTATTAAAAATCTCATATAACCTGTTCTGAATCGCTAACGATTGTGACAGGGTTTTTGCATAAATCTCAAACGATATAGTTTGTTGGTACGCCCACCGTTCCGTAATCGGGTTAGTAGGTGCACTCGCATAGTAAATCACGCAGGGTATGGACTTTACTTGGGCCACGTTGGGATAAATGTGACTATCTTTAGATGTGCCACCCAAAATGTCCTGCAATGCCCGATCGGATTTAACTGTGCTGTAAATAATTTCTTCAATCATGTTTCTTCCCTAATATCGACTTGTGCAACTCGTTAAATTTTTCTAACAACTGCTTGACGTTGTAGAGGTTATCGATGTACCAAAGGAACGGTCTAATTCCATGGCCGTCTCCTTCCAAAAAAGGTGCGTATTCTACAGTATTGGCCATAGCACCGCTTCCGACCTCGCTTGATACTGTATTTCCGGTTAGCATGACCTTAAACCCTATAGAGTTACGAAGGCGCATAGAGTGTGCGTATGGCATTTCGCCCTTTGGACTGGTCCGATAATCTGCATCATCTTTGTTGCGCCCTGCACGGTGCGATAAACCATCCTTGAGTCTCTTGCTTGCATCAGCGGCAATAGATGAATGCGCCCGTACTAATGTGGCGAAAACGTTCTGCGTTTCGCTGTCCAATTGGCTCATTAACTTGTCAAAGTTCTTAGTGGTTATGCTAATCATCGAGTGCCACCCGTTCCAAATCCAGTCGTAGGTATCTTTTGCGGCCACCTAAATCGTGAACTTCGCTCACCTCATAAGTCACCCCGCGCACCTCCACTATGTGGGTGTGTTTGCGGATGTCAAAAGAAAGTGGCAATAAAAACACCTTGTCGCTATTATTTCCGACCACTAATCGGCTCTCTCGGGCCACATTTCCACCGCCATGTTGGAAGGCGCACTTTACATCGGTCGCTACCGCCACTAACTGCTCGGTCTGCTCACCGTTTGCCTCATTCTGTCCCAATACTCTCTCGTATATGGTGCAGGTATCGTTAAGTAGGGATAAAAAGCTCATACTAACCTCACACTATCCAAGATACTGGCGATTTCTTGGGGAATTCCGCGCACGAAGTTGCCTTTTGCGTAGGAGTATTCGCCCAAATGTTCGCTTTGAAAGCCCGTTATGCCCTCACTAGCCACGAAAAACCAGTATAAGAGCTTCTCTGCGGCGAATTGTAGTATGGCAGGAGTATCGGCAAAATCATCATAGAGTCCGGCGTTATACGAGATTTCTAGCGCAGAAATCTGAGGTTTAATGCCCTCTGTTCTGCCCAGTTCTACCCCATATGTGCCACATTTGACCGAACCGCTGTACACCTGCCCGTCACCGTAGCGGATTTCCTCGACCGAGTTCACAGGCAAACACGCAGGGCGGATCACCTTTTGCAGACCGTAAGGCAGAGTAATGCGCTCGTTAGCGATGTCTTTTTTGAATAGCGTTAGGCCAGTATACGCTTCTATCATATGCTCGATAGCACGTGACTGCACCGCCGCTTGTTCATCGGTCTTCGCTCCGGTCATCTCTTTTACTTTGCCCAGTGGTATCAAATAGAGTTGTACTGCCATAGTTGTCCGCCCTTAAATGTTTATTTTTTGCCCTGCTTGGTTTTTTCTTGCGTATTATCCGTTGCAGGTTTCTTTACTTCTTCCACGCATTCCTTGATGAACTCCGCAAACTGCTTTGCATGTGCACCATTGAATGCTACGAATTGTCCCTTGCGGTAAGAGCCGAAAGGTTTAACGATTTCATATTTCTTTAATTCAAAATCAGCCATTGTTTATTCTCCTTGTGGGGCGGTTTTTTACACCGCCCCTACAGACACAGACCTATTAGTGTTAGGCACTAATAGTACATTTAGCCCATACAGAACCCGTTACAGAGATTTCCGCACGAGATTCGAACAGGAACGCTTCTTTGTTTTGTTGGAACAAGTTATGCGTATCATTACCGTCCACAATAGTGGCTTGGTCACTAAAGCGCACTTCAAACTCTTTTTTAGGAGAGAAGATTACGGAGCCGAGGTCGCCGAATACGCATCTGCCCGTTCCACCGATGATGGAAGAATCCAACGGTACAACTTCAGAGCCGTCAATTTTCATCTTGCCATCTTCATAATAGAGCCAAGAGTAAGCACTCGATTTAGCAAGTTTGGCCACCGTTCCATAGACAGAGGTTTCCAAGTAGAACTTACCAGTTGCACGGTATTGGTACGGTACGGCCAGTTTGAGCTCTAACAAATCACCGATGCCGGAGACCGTAGGAGTCAAAATACCGGACGCATTGAAAATACCTGCGTGCCCAGTGATACCTTGGAACAGCCAAGAGTTATAGAAATTGACAAAAGACGGAGCGACAATTTCCGGAAGCAATTTTTCCAAATCAATCGCATTATCCTCTGCTAACTCTTGCGTCAAAAGTACGATAGCGGCGGCTTTTACCAAGGTCTGCGTGACTTCGGTAAAGGTGGGATTAGAAACACCTTTTGCCGCACCTTCACCCACTACAGCGGCAGTCGGGTAAGCACCTAAGTTAGGAATCTTACGAGAAATGCCGGATGCACCCCACGGTAAGTAGCGACATTCGTTGATATACGAGGGATACTTGGCTAGAAGGTTTAATAGTTCAGGAACGAACTCGCCAGGTACAATATACGAACCGCTTGCCGAACCCGCTTGTAAAGCGTCCTTATTGCCTGTATATTTAGCCGATTTCACTTTGGCAAGGAACGCCTTGATTTCGGCAGATTTGTTCTTACGGGCAGGAATAGCCGGATTAAAGGAAACATCGGCGGTGTTGGCCTTTTTCGTGGCTTCTTGCGCGTCGTGTTTGGCTTCGTCCGCACTCTTTTTGGCTTCTTCAGCCATAGCTTTGGCAGATTCGGCCATGTTCTTGGCTTCTTCTGCTACCGCTTTGAGTTCGTCCGCTACGGTTTTGGCTTCGGATGCCGCATTCAATACGCCATCCATTTTTTCGTTTAATTTCTCAAGCCCCATTTCAGGAACCTGAGCTTCTTGTTTGGTTACTGCTTGATTCATTAGTTATGCTCCTTTTGCCCTTCTTTATGGGCTTGATTTTGTTTAACTTCAAATTCTTTTAACTTCTCGTTCATACCCCACGCGGTAATCTTGTTATAGAGCGAGGTAATCATGCCGGATTTGGCTTGTTTATCTTCCGGTTTATCCGGCGCAGGTTGCTTGATTTCTTCCACGAGTGCGTTAGGGTCCGCAGGTACGGCCACGAGCGAGATTTCCATAATCTCTGCCAAGGTTAAGTGGTCTCGGTTATGCTCATCTTCGTAATGCCAAATACCACCGATACTAACGGTTTTTAAGATGCCCTCTTGCACCAGTTGTTTAGCATGTAGGATTTCCGCAATGTGTTCGCTCTTGGTAAACTCGGCCTCAAAGTATAGTCCTTTGACATCTTCACGGATTTCCGTAACCTTTCCTGCAATAGAGCTGATGTTGGAGTTATGGTTTAACAAGAGAATCGGGTTTTTCTTAAACTCCGTTAGCTCGTAAACATACTCCCGATTAAACGGAGTGGGTACATCGCCGTATCTATCGGAAATATATTTGTTGTTGGCATAGCCACTAATACGGACTACACCATCGTTTTCGACAGCTTTGACTTCTGTAAGCTCAAAGTTTTTACTGCCTTTGAATACTTTTTCCATTAATAGTCCTCCACAATTGGGTACATGTCGCAAAGACAATTGATATCCTGATCGGCCCGTCCAAACTGCCCAGGCGCATCCGCATAACAATTGGCCTCTGCGTTGTAAAATCGTTCATTTATCCCGACTTCCTGTCCATCCATTTCCTCGTGCCCTTTATGGTGGTCGCTCACTCCCATGGTGGCTATCCACCCTTTCTTGCTTACGAACGGAGTGCTCTTATAGCTCTCTTTAGCGGCTTCACTCATGGTGGCCAAAGTTTCCGTTTGGACTATGGTTTTAACCCTGCTGTAGACCGTTTCGGCATTGTTTGTACTGTCCCCAGGCAGGTAACCCTGTTCCGTAAAAAAGGCCAAGACCGCATCATTAATTTCATCCGTACTAACCCCATGCATGGTAAGTGTCCGGAGCAGGTCATCTAGCTGATTAAAGGTGGTCGCTTCTATGGTTTCGGCCCAGCGAAAAGCGTACTCCTCAACCCATTGTTGGACCCTAGAATTTAGGTCTTTTTGGGCCATAAAACGGAAGTCTTTTTGGGGTACTAAACTTTGGATATAACCCTGCTCAAAGGTCAAATATTTGTTAAAAATGCTTGAAATAATAGGCATTTTCAAAATCAGCAGTTTTTTTGCTTGCTCGTTTTGGCTACCCAAAGCACCCTTAAAATCCACCACTTTGCCAGGGTTATCTCGGACCCATTTTTTAAGGGCTTGATGTTGGAACTCAAAGTGGGTTTTCATGGCATTTGCGACACCCTTTCCAAGCACCCCAAACAGGGCCTCTTTGTCCCTTTTATGCTTACGCATTTGGGCCGGAGTGGGCCTTACCAAGCGCACCTTTTTGGTATCTTTAACAGGGGCCTGTAGGCTTGAAAAAGCGGTCATTACCGGATCCGGAGCTTCATCGCCACCCAGTACATCACTAAAAGGTAAATCCAGGGCTCTTTTGACCTCGTTTATAGGGAACCGTTGCGCGAGTATCTGCATGGCCTGTGCTTTGGCAAGCCAATCCTGCTCTAGGGCCTTAACCTTTGAAAAATCGTATTCCAAGTACACACTTTCGTCTTTATAAAAGTCGCCTACTAAATGTTCGTTGAGTGCGTCCGAGACCAAGGACATCATGGGGATAATGTTCGTCTCATAGAAAATCTTCTGCTGTTCCTTCGTATTAAACTGTGGCGCGTACTCAAACAGCCCTACCAATGCCGGAGGAACGCCCATTGTGGAGTAGATTTGTTGCTGTGCGAACCGTTGGCCCTCAGAGAACTCCATGTCCTTATGAGAGGTCTTAAAGCTCTCATACTTGCCGCCTTGGGCTAAAATGGCCGTCCGGTGTGCCTTTACAGAGCCGCTATGCAGGTCATTAAACGCACGGAGGATGGTTTGTTGTTCCTCGGGTTTAAGGCGTACTGCTTCCGGAAAGGAAATAATGCCACCCACGCTTGCACCGTTCTTAAAGTAGGCCAAGTTAAAGACCTTTGCGCTGTTCATTACATCCGCATCCAAGCCACAAAGTTTCACGCGACTTATGCCCTTAAACAGGTGCTCTGCATTACCCTCATAGATATGGATAATATCCTCTAGGCCAAAGGGGACTTTACCATTGACGGTTTGGATATGATACCCTGCCGGATAACCTTTGTCATTGTAATCCGTAGAGACAGAAGGGGCAGGAATAGGGATAAGCATGCTAGGCCGCCCTTGTAAATCCCGAGCGGTCTTTAATATGTATGCGTCCCCATGGATAAGCATATGGGCAATAAGTATCTGCTTGAAAATAGTTTCGTTAAAAAACGGAGACGGTTGGAATAACAAGTCTAGGAGCAGGTTTTCACCTTTATGAGTGTAGGGAATTTCCGTGCCGTCTGCGTTCTTTAACTTTAGCTGACCGTTACAGGCCGCAGTAGCAATAGCGCGGATGTTGGCCACAAGAAAATTGTTCTTGCCCTTAAACTCCGCACTACCCGATAAGACATTCCAAAGGAGTGGTCTGTCTTCGGTATTGCTACTAAAGAGTTTCTTTTTTATCGTCGTAAAAATGTTCATACTGTTATAAAACTTGTTCCTGCGTGTTTATCGTAATACTGCACCGCATACCTAACTGCGGCTATAGCATCATCGTGCTGTTTGTTGGGCTCTATCTTATCCATTGGCTCGCCCATAGAATCCTGCTTCCATTGGTACTCGCTAAACTCGCTCTGCAGATTCTTGCTGTCCGCGTGGATATAGATTTTGTAACCCTTCAGCACATTTATGCTCGTTACCACATCCGTCTTTACTGCACCGCGTATGTTGTAATCCGCATTCCACATCTCTCTAATTCGGTCGGGCTCTGCACTATCGGCGATAATGTCTACCGTCTTGCTAACCCCTAGTGCGTTCATCAGTTCCACTAACTCGCCATTTGTTTTGTGCCGCTCATAAAAGATTTCCTCTAAATAAACGGTCTTCTCTTTGAATTGACACTTGATAAGCGCACTCGGGTGGTTAAATCCAAAGTCCAAACCTAAAATCACATCATCGAAATGCTCCGGCTTTTCCTCGTCGGTAAAAGTTTCCCAATTGGGAAATACCAAACCGCTTACGCCCGTCACTTCGCCTAAATATTCATTGCGGTAAGCACTCTCATCCGTTAACCGCAACTCTTCGGCTTCTATATATACCTGCTTGGGTAGCCACTCTTTCGGCACATCCAAATAGGTACTATGTACCTGCAACTTATCCGCACGTTTATGCTTGGCCTCTTTGTTAATCCAATGTTTCACAGAGGCCGGAGGGTTATACGAGTAGAAAATCCAAAACTTCTCGCTTGCCCTCATGACACTTTGGAGTGCCTTGCGGATTTCTTTCATACCGGAAAACTCGTCGGCTTCCTCAAACCATATGACCTTAAATGCGCCCTTGTGTAACTTGATGGACTTGGTCTTGGCTGGATCATCCATACCGCGAAATAATATCCGCTGTCCGGTTGGGAGATAGGTTATTTCCAAAGGCGATAAAGTGGTCCGGAAATAACTACTAACTCCGAGTATGTTGCATGCCCATAAAATCTGTTCATATACCGAGGTCTTTAGTGTGTCTTTAACCTTGCGGAATATGATGGCGTTTGCATCCCTATCCAGTAGAATCAAAAGCACAATAGCGATACTGATAAAACTGCTTTTAGTGCTATTACGCCCACCGCTAAACCAGTAATGCGTATAACGGTGGGTTTTGCTTTTAATTTGTCTCCATACCCCACAGAATTTGGGGGCTATAATATCCTTTATCCGGATAGGCATAACAAACCTGCCTATTTTGTTTTCTTGCCCGTGTCATCTATAATCTCTACGGGGTCAATTTCCTGTATTTTGGTTACAGGGTCCTGCCCAATAGTAGAGCGCACAAACTTGCAACTCTCTACATGCCCACTTATGGCTTTGCGGACGATAGCCGACATCATGGCCTCCAAACTAGTGACCTTTTCGCCAGTAGATTTGTTGACCACTTCTTTTTCCAAGAGATAATCCAACATCTCCTTCATCGTCTTTTGTTTGCGCTTGGATTCACCACTAGCAATGCCACCACGACGGCCACTTTCACTCGCTTTTTTCCCGCTTTGAAAGCGTCGTCCAATCTTGCTCATTTCCTCTGCGCTTCGTCCGCTTGGCATATTATTTAATCCTTGAGAACAATCCATTCCGGCACAGCTCCGCATAAATGGGAGTGTCCAGTTTGAAGAATTTAATGAGTTCTTTTGGGCTTTTGACTTCTTTGTATTGTTTGAAGAGTACCCCATGCGCGTCATGTAAGCAGATATCAATTTCACGTCTGCCAATAGAGCACGCAATATCGCAAAATACGGGCTCATTTAAGTTGTTATCTTTTAAGAACTTTAATGCGAGGTATCTTGCGTAAAGGTTGAGTGTAAGGTCCGCTTTAGTCCCGTCTTTGGTCCAAGGAGAGCCACCACCAATTTGGCAAGAGCCACCGTAGAAATCCACCACGAGTTTGCGTCCGGTAATACCGCTATCTGCTAATGGTCCGTGTTTGCGGAATAACCCTGTGCCATTGATAATAAGAGGACAATCGGCATCTTCGCAGATTTTGCGTACATCGTTTAATACTTTGCTTTTGCCGAGTTGCTTTCCGGCTAATATCGGAGCGGCAATTACTACTTTGGCAAGCCGACCTTCTTTTTTAACCACAAGGACTTTGATGTCTTTACCGACAATTCCCTCTTTGTAGAGTTCTTCGCCGATAATCGTGGACAGGTATTTAGTCCCTTCCAAGTAGTCATAGTCTTTGCGCGGATAGGCACAGCCAAAGAAGATACCTTGGTCACCCCAACCATCCAGTCCTTGGGCGATATCGGGGCTTTGTTCCGTAATGTAGGTGTTGACCCTTAAATCCGCACCGCAGATGGTGTTTTCTTTGCCCCAAAAGCGTTGATAGTGCTTGGTATAGCCAATTTGGTCCACAGCCATTTTGACGAAGTGTTTGATTTGCTTTGGGGTAAATTTGGCCTTGGAAGAAATCTCTCCGGCTAGGTTTACCACGTTGCCCTTAATCTGACACTCCACCGCAAAGCGGGTGTTCTTATCCTTACGGATATATTTGTCCAGTAAGAAGGAAGAAATATAATCTGCCACCTTATCCGGATGTCCCAACGAAACGTATTCGCTTATTTGCATAATGTTGCCTCTCTCCCAGTTAAGTTTTCCCAACGAGTCAAAATAACATCGCAGAATTTTGGATCCAACTCGGACATATAACAAACCCTGTTCAACTGCTCACATGCAATTAGTGTGCTACCGGAGCCGCCAAAGAAATCAGCCACAATATCATTTGGTTGGGAGCTGTTTTTGATGGCCCGAGCCACTAACTCGAGAGGTTTCATCGTGGGATGAAGGTCGTTTACTTGGGGTTTGTTGTATTCCCAAACGTCCGCTTGGTCTCGGTCACCGCACCAGTAGTGTTTAGCACCCTGCGGCCAGCCGTAAAGAATCGGCTCGTATTGTCTTTGGTAGTCAGAGCGACCGAGTGTAAAGGTGTTCTTGGCCCAAATGATAAAAGTGGACCATTTGCCACCTGATTCCACAAAGGAGTTATATAGCGTGTGTAACTCGGAGGAGCTCATGCAGATGTATATTGCGCCTTTGCAGAAATTTACGATGTTGGCACAAGCATCCGTAAGGAATTGCTTGAAGTTATCGCCGAGATTGTCATTCATGATGGTACGCCCTGCAGATTTTTGGCCATCTTTTTTGCGAAGCGTATCTTTCATAGTTGCCCCATAGTTGACGTTATAGGGGGGATCGGTAAAGACCATGTCGGCTTTTTTACCGTCCATTAACTTTTCCATGTCCGTTACTACGGTAGCATCACCACAAAGGAGTCTATGCCTACCCAACTGCCAAATGTCCCCAGGTTTACAACGGGTTTCCACTTGTTCGGCATCCGGCACTTCTTGGTTTACAAGCTCACCTTCCGGTGCGGCCTGCGGTAAAGTGTCAATACCAAACTCCGGCAGTTGTTCGAGGGCAAAATCCGAAGAGATGTTTTCTAAATCCCATTCCACTTGGTCAGAGGTGGAGTTGTCCATGAGAGCGAGCTTTTTGCGCTTTTCGTCCTCGGTTGCGAGGTCCGTACGCTTTACTACAACGAGTTCGCTCCCATCAGTCTCCACGATTTTGACAGGAATGTTGAGTGCTTTGGCTTGTTCATATACACCGTTTCCGGCAATAATCTCACCGTTCTTATCGGTAATAATAGAACGTCCGGCCCCACATTCTTTTAGGGATTTACGAATTAAGGATTTGTTTTTATCGCTATGCTTGCGATAGTTGTTACGATCAAAAGAAATTCCGTCAGACGACATTTATAACTCCCTAGCGGGGGTTACATCGTCCTTTCAAACACGTTCACACACAAATAGTATATGTCATTTTGGTAGCTATCCCCGAAAAACGGGCTCGCCAAGGCATTTTATTGCGTTCTTATAAGCCGAATGAATAGTTGGGAATCCGTTTTCTTTATCGTCGGTAAGTTTGAATTTATCCTTAAAGGCCGTCCAATGAAAACGGGTATTCTGAATTTCATAGAAAACTTTCCAACCATCAATCAATCCATACTTTCTTTTGGCATAAAGTTGGGCATTGTACGCCTTAATTTTTGCCGGATTATCCTGCTTATATTTTTTTACTTTTGCCAAGATTTCCTCTCTATGCTCGATATAGTATTGCTTCTTCGATAGTAGCATCTGCATGCCTTTGGCGCATTGATACATTTTCTGCTGTATCTTGTATTTTAACCCGTTTCGTTTTACACAACGTTTGAGGGCTTTGCGATACTGCTCCGGATGTTCTTCACGCCATTTTTTGGCGCGGGCTAAAATCTCTTCCCGATGAGCTAAATAATACTCTTTGTTATACATAGTCCACCTACCCCAATCGTCTATCTTTACCTGTAATGTGAAGCAGGTTTTTCTGCCCACACAACCCCACAATCCGGCTGACAATTTTATCGCCGACCAGTTGTCCCAAGGATGCCACATCCACGTTAGAAGTGATAATTAGGCCACTCTGCCGATTTTGCCAACGGTTATCTATAATTTCAAACAGTATGCTTTGTAAATAATCCGTAATCTTCTCGCTCCCCAAGTCGTCTAAAAGCATATAGCAGGAAGAAAAAAAGCGGACCTGCTCACGTTCATCCGGCACCTCCAACGAAGCTCTAAAACGTCTACTAATCTCTGATAACCGAAACACATAAGCATTAGGCACATTACGAAGCACCGCTACTGCCGCATGCGTTTTGCCAATTCCGGCATTACCCCACAAGAAGTAATTGCCATATGGATAACCGGACAGGGCCTTGAGAATGTCCTTATTCGTGTATTTTTCGGCAGTAAAGTCCTCTAATGCCCGAAGTCCGCCCAAGCGTTTGGCTAAAGCGGCCTTCTTTCGGGCTTCTTCCTCTTTAGCCCATCTTGCCTCCATACGCTTGTAATCGGCCTCACGTGCCGCGATTTCGGCGCAACGACAAGGACTAAACCCGCATTTAGAGCATGTATTACGCATTTTCGCTAGAAATTGTTCGCCCAATTCCTTCGTACTTTGAAAAGTCTGCATCCCGTTTGTTGTAGTCTTTTCCATAAGATCTACCTCCCACATTTTGTCTACGTTTCTCCCAAGTAATAACAGCGGCCTTCCAGTCGCGCATCGGCTTGGTATTTACCTTCCACCCAACGCTCTCATAGTAAGCGATAAAAGCTTCCGGATCTATCCCATTCTTCCGGCTGTCGCAGTAGTCCTTCACTTCCGCAAGAGTTGGCTTAACAAACCGTTTAACGGAAGTTTCTTTTTTAACTATTTTTTCTTTATCAGTTCCTGTATCTGTTTCTGCTTCTGTCTCTGCATCTGTTTCTGTTTGCTTGCTAGGTGAGCTTGAAGCACTTAAACAAGCGGTGCTCTCGTCTGAAAGTTTGTGTCTTGCTTGCGTTACCAAACCACCTTTTTTGCCTGCAAGTTTCTTTTGTTTTAAAGCCGAGATGCTTTCATTTTTCCAAGAAAAAAGCATGTTATAAAATGACCTTTCAGCTTCATTTTTCGGCTCATACAGCGTTTCATTTTCAAATGCTTGCTCACAGATGCCTATCATTGCATTACCGATTTGCTCGGCAGATAAGTGTCGGCTTTTAGCAAGCAGATCCGCTGTGTAAATCTTTATGTATGGTATTTTCATTTGGCCCACCTAGTTTATCGACTTCTTTGATAAACTCGTCTACATCTTGAAAAGAACGGATTATCCGGTATGATAACCCACGTCTTTCGCACATTACTTGGAATAGCTTTTGGTCTTGGCTCTGCTTACCCGTTGCGGTCTTTAACTCCAAGGCCCAAAAATGCCCGTTGTTGCCCACAATAAGGTCGGACTGTCCGTTAGTGTACCCCATGTTCTTATGGTGGCTTATGAAAGAAAAACGGCGGCGGTCATTGTGACTGCCGAGGTATTTTAATGCGTCCATTACATCCGTATCAATAACTAAAAACCCATTGGCCCGTAACATTCGAACTACAGAATATTGGAAAGAGTGCTCCGATCCGGCTTTCATACTCTCTCCTATCTCGGGGAGGGGCAGGAGTGGGATAAGGTTCCTGCCCCATGGGTGTTAAGCTCGTCCGCGTACTTATCTACATCTATCCCGAGCTCTTTTGCCTCGCACTCGATATTACTGATAAAGTGTTGCATCTCCACATCGGAGTATTGACTAGAGCCGATAAATACGCGCCATGCGGTAAATTCGCGCCCATTAGATAGACCGTCTTTTAATTTTTCGTAGTATTTAAAAACCCTGTCTAATGGGATATCTTTTTTAGTGGTAACGATAACAGACTGTCCGTAACGCCGGAGCATTTCCAAGTAAATGTCGTCTTTGTTTGCGCCCAATATATGCGCCATTTCGCCCATCAAAGCCCAGGCCTTTGCATTTTGTTCCAAGGAACGTTTCTCTCGGGTTTCTTTAATCTCCACACTCAAATCTTTGTGCAGGAGCCGGACTACCCTGTTAAGAATAGCCGGAGCCGCAGATAGGAGCATGTTGACTTTAAGTTGCCCACCGAGTTTTTCGGCTTTGAGGAGTTTGGCTTGCATAGTTAAAAGGGCAGGTCTTCCTCAACTTGGGGTTCCGATGCAGGGCGCAACTCTACCGCTTGTTTGGAGATTTCCGCCAAGCATGCACGTTCACACAACGTTGCTAGTAACGGCAAGTCTGCCTTGTTAAAAGAAGTGGAGTGAAGATACTTGCCATCTTTGCTTTTATAGGTCTTTTGGAACGTGAATTGGAAGTAGGGTTTGCCATCAGTGGCCTGTTTAGCCCATACTGCACATTCCACACTCCCGAGTTGATATTTATATACTGGTCTGTTGTTTTCTGCCATAATTTATCTCCTTAAGCATTAGCTTCTACTAAAATTTCTTTGAGGCGTGCTACACCTTTGGCAAGTCCTGCTTTTAAGGCGGCTTGCATGTCCGGATCCGGCAATACACGGATAATCTTGAGCGGTTTGTTTTTGAAGTTCGGGTTGTAGGATACAAAGTCGCACCACTTGCGTCCGGTCACTAGCAGTAGCATTTGGATTTGCCACTGGTATGCCTTATCGATTTCCTTGCCTAACAGCATAAGCAGGTGGTTTTTATCGTCTTTGCATTTAATCTCAATGAGTCCATCTCTGCCCACTAATCCGTCCGGAGAGCAACCCGTAAACTCGTCCAATTCTACAAAGCCGACCTGTTTGACAATGTGCCCTGTTTCCAAGGTATATGCACCACGAGCTTCATCTTCCAACGCATGGCCACGTTCGATATCTTCATTGCTAAACTGTTCCGGCGGTAATCCGGTAATGATTTCGGCGGCTTTTTCAATGCACAGTGTCTCCAATCCGCCACGACCTTTACCGCTACCTTCCGAGCCGATGGTGGCACATTTACTGGCGGTAAATTTTCCTAACCGCACCTGTAACCACTCCGGCGTGCCTTGCTGTAAATTCTCGTAAACTCTCATTTGAAATCTCCTTTTTTAAGGTTGTAGTATTTGACTATCGTTTGGCGATAATCCGGCCCTTTCTCTTTTTGGAGTTGGGCGCAGACTTTGACCAGTTCCTTGTCTGATGTCGCATTAGCGATGCAGGATTTTTCTTCTTCCGTAAGGTCCAACTCTTCCTTTACGGGGGTGGCTGTTACCGTGGGCATTACCACACCTTCTGAGATTTCATCTGCTGTGTAGGGCATGCCGCCTAACTCATCGGGGAAGCACAACCGGAACCCCTGCGCTATCGCTACCTTGCGGAGCATAAACTTCGGCATCTTTGCCCACATTGCGTTAATGGAACCATCTTTTTTGCGTTGAACCACTTCTTCAAAGTAGACCTCATGCTTAAACGGCCTGCTCCAGTCATTGCGGTAAATGGTCACGATGGCCTTTAAGTCCGGCATTTTGCCTTCAATCGTTAGGTCCCAACCATCTAGTTTGCCTGTACGCTCGGCACGTTTAATATAGACCTCATATCCCGTAATGATGGATGTGGTTTTGCTGTCTCCGTATCCGTAAGACACGCAATAAATTTCACGTTTGAAAGGGTTAAGGCAGTAGGCCTGAGCAATTTCAATGAAATTCATGCGCTCTTTTTCGGAGAGTTTCGTTGCTACTCCGGCTATATTAAGATAGTCGGTCAGCTTTTCTTTGCTTAATGCCGCTTGGGGCATCATCGCTTGTGTATCCGTTACGGCTAATTGTCTGTTTTCCATAGTTATTTATCCTTTTTGTTTTCTTTCTTTGACAAGTCCACGACCGGAATGAAGGTTACTTCTTCGCCCTTTTCCACTTCGGCATGGTCCGAGAGTAAGTATCCTTTAACTTTCCAACAGCGGATGGTCTTGCGATTACAGTCAATTTCGTACCAGTAATCCAAGTCGGTATGTACTTGGAAGGCAATCTCATAACTGTCATCCTTTTTAGTATTTTTAACAAGCTCGTTAACCAGTATGTTTCCGTCCCAGGTTTTGAGTTGCTTTTGACGTTTAATCAGGTCGAATCCGACTCCTTCCGGATATCCGTCCCAATGGTGGTACAATAGAACTTCCCGTTGCAGGTAAGTTATTTTGATTTGGCATCGAGTGCTCATATAATTATCCCTCTGTGTAAGGGCGGCTAGGTGGGCTAACCGCCCCTATATTTGTTAATCCTTCTTAACGCCGCTTGTAGGGTTGCCTTTCGGCTCTCCGTCAGCGTGGGTCTGTTGTCGCTCACTTTGCCCGATGTGCCTTTGTGTCCATGCGGTCAAGCTAAACAACAGCCATGATTCACGTCTCCAAAGATCAATGTGTAAGGCCTCTAAACCGTTACACGCGGTTGCGCTTTACTCCAAGCACTAAGGTTTTTTGTTTAAGGAAGTTATTCTTAACTCCGCTCTTAAATCTAGTCGATGCCGTTATGGTCAAAGTCCACGCAGTTGGTGCAGTTGCACTTTCCGGCATCTAAATTTTTTAAAGAACATCTATTCCTATTTACATATATGCACTTCCAAAAACTGGCCATCATATCCAACTCTCCGGTACTACTAGGTACAGCATCCAAATGGTTATGTAAAACATGCCCATTAGCAACAGTCCGCCAAGTATTTCTTTTAAGGTTATTTCTTCGTTCATC